AGTCCATTCCAGGCGATCTTTGTGCCCTGGTACTGGCAGGATGAATATCGGAAGCCGGCGGGTGGTTTGGTGCCGACTGACGAGGAAGAGCAGTTGATCCGGGCGTATGGCTTGGACAGTCAGCAGTTAGCGTTCCGGCGATCCAAGATTGCGGAGTTATCTGCTGACGGGATAGATGGGGCGTTTTCTTTCCGGCAGGAATACCCCATGACCGCGCAAGAGGCGTTCCAGGTCACTGGCGGAGATAGCCTGATTAAGCCGGAGCTCGTCGTAGAGGCCCGCAAAGCCAAGGTATTGGCGGTAGGCCCTTTGATTATTGGCGTCGATCCTGCGCGTTTTGGCGATGACAGGACGGCCATTATTCGGCGTAAAGGCCGATCGGCATATTTTTTAGAGACGTTCGAGCAGCGGTCAACGATGGAGATCGCCGGCATTGTTCATTCTATGATTAAAAACGAAAACCCTGCCCAGGTTGCCGTAGACGTTGGCGGCTTAGGTGCTGGTGTTGTCGATCGCTTGATGGAACTAGGGCATAAGGATGTGGTGGTGCCGATTAACTTCGGTAGTGCCGCATTGGATCCGAAAAGGTTTTTAAACCGCCGGGCGGAGATGTGGTGGTCAATGCGAGATTGGCTGGATGGCGATGTGCCGGTAATGATCCCGGATCGGGATGACTTGCATACCGACCTATGCGCCCCGCAGTACAAGTATGACTCTAACGCCAGGCGCAAGTTAGAGAGCAAGGACGATATCAAAAAGCGTGGGTATAGATCGACGGACTGCGCTGATGCGCTGGCTTTGACGTTTGCAGAGCCGCTTACTCAAAACGATTTCGACAACATGATTGAGCAGCCTACGATCGTAGACAAGGTTGCCGGCTACTAAAGGATTCTCATGCAAGAAGAGATGGAAGGTTATGGCGACGAGCTTATGTCTCCGCAAACTGCGGAAGAGCATGAGCTGGAGATCGCTGAGCGCCTTCATGTTTTTGCTTCTCGACTAAACAAGCTAGCGACAGAACAAGTCGCGAAGCGCAATCAGATCGAGCAACGGTGGCTGGACGATATTCGCCAGTACCACGGTGAGTATGCCTCTGATGAGGCGGCAAAGCTCGCCAGGGCCAAGGGCTCTGAGGTGTTCGTCAATATTACCCGGAACAAGACCAACGCAGCCGAAGCGCGGTTGCAGGATATGTTGTTTCCGACTGATGACCGAAACTTTGGGATTTACCCGACTCCGGTTCCAGAGCTCGATTACATAAGCAAGCAAGAGCCAGAGACGCCAGATCAGCAGACTGCTATCGAGGCGGCACGAAGCATAGTGGCTGAAGCTACGCAGTCAGCCATGCAGATGCAGGATGTAATTGACGATCAGCTTTTAGAGTCTCGATATCACATTAAGGCTCGCGACATCATCCACGATGCCTGCCAGCTTGGGACTGCGATTATCAAAGGCCCGGTGATTGTTGGCCGCACCAAAAAGCGCTGGGACGTTATGCCTGACGGCATGAGTGTTTTGCAGATTGTTGAGGCGCTGGAGCCAACGGTAGAACGGATAGATCCCTGGGATTTCTACCCGGATATGTCAGCCAAGACTATCTCTGAGGCTGAGTTTGTATTTGAGCGCCGTCGGCTGAGCAAAAAGCAGTTGAGGGACATGGCGAATTTACCGGGCGTCTTGGTCAGTCAACTTCGAGAGATTGTAAAGACCAGTGCTAAGAGCACTCACATTGCCAAAGACTTTACCGATGACATCCGAAACATTACCGGGATCAACACGGTAGGCGAGGGCAATAAGTACGAGATATGGGAGTACCACGGCCCTGTATCCAAGTCTGAGCTGATTGACGCTATGCGGATGTCAGACGACGAGATAGATCAAGAAGAGATCGACGAGCTGCATGACGAAGTAGAGGCTACGGTTTTCTTCTCCGGCGATCGTGTCATCAAGGTTGCCGTCAATCCTATGGATTCTGATGAGCGGCCATTCGCAGTGTTTAACTGGGAAAAGGATGAGTCCTCGATCTTTGGGTTTGGTGTGCCATGCCTGATGAGAAGCGCTCAGCGCGTCATCAATGCGTCCTGGCGAATGATGATGGACAACGCCGGACTGTCGGTAGCGGATCAGTTAGTTATTAACAAAGAGCTCCTTTATCCCGCTGATGGCACCTGGGATATGACTCCAAAAAAGATTTGGTATCTGCGCGATAAGACCAGATCGGTGCAGGAGGCGTTTGCATCGTTTGCTACGCCTAGCCATCAAATAGAGCTCGCTAACATTTTCACTATGGCGCGTCAGCTTGCAGACGAGGAGACAAATCTGCCGTTGATCGCCCAGGGCGAAATGGGCCCACACGTTACCAAGACGTCATCCGGTATGGCGATGCTGATGAACAGCTCAAATATCGTATTACGGAAGGCTGTGAAGAACTGGGATGACGATATCACCCGGCCGCTTATTACTCGGTTCTATGACTGGAATATGCAGTTTAACGAGCGGGCTGATATCAAAGGTGATTTTAGTATTGAAGCCCGCGGATCCGGGGCCTTGCTAGTACGCGAGAAGCAGCAAGAGAACCTGATGATTTACGCCAATATGTCTATGTCTGTGCCGGAGTTTTCTAAGCGCAGAGACTGGGCTGAGCTTGATCGAGAAATCGCTAAGTCGCTAGAGCTGCCTTATGACCAGATCACTTTGGATGAGGCTGACATTGCTGAGATGGAGCAGATGCAGGCTGAAATGATGGCCATGCAACAAGCCGATCCTGGTCAAGAAGCGGCGATGTTGAATATGCAACTCAAGCAAGTCGAATTGCAGTTACAGCAACAAAAATTAGAGTTAGAGGCTCAGAAAGCAAGCGCCAACATTGCCCAGGATAATGCAGAGCTTCAGACCAAGGCGGCGCTAGAGCAGGCCCGGTTGGAGCAAGTAGAGCGCCTGGAGATGTACAAGCTCGAGGTTCAAGAGCGCTTGAAGCTGGCTGAGCTCCGCACAAAATACACAATGAGCAATGAGCAGATGCAGACTCGCACTGCTGTTGATGTAGAAAAGATTAGAACTGATCGCGATAAAGCGGCGGCAAATACGAACGTCCGGCTAACCGACGCCTCGTTGCGCTCCCGCAATATCTCGAATGGTTTTGATACCTTTGGCTGATGATTGACGTTCATTCCGCCACTTGGAAGGCAATCGAAAAGTTTATCGCTAGCCAGCGCAAAGACTGCGTTGATTTTTTGATTGCCGACAGAGACTCAGATCAACAGCGTGGCGCGCTATTGATGCTTGAGCGACTGGAAGGTTTGGCACAAGCCGACCCTGACACCTAGAAACACACCTTAACTCACCAGGGCCTTCGGGCCTTTTTTTATGGCCGCTCGCGAGAGCCGCTAGGGATTTGTATGTCTGAAGAAAACACAGAGCAGTCTTTTGAGGATGCTTTCAATGAACTGGCAGATGAGTCTAGTTTGTCTGCTGAAACCACTGCAGAGCCTACGGGCGAGGAGAGTAACGATGCCGTATCACAAGGGCAAGAAGAAGAAGAAGAGCAAGCCGGGCGGGTACTAGCCCAAGAAGAAGCAGGGCCTGGGCAATCTGACGAAGAGTTTGATGAAGGTGTACAGATTGCGGCTTTGCAAGACGAGCTAAGGCAGTGGAAGCACAAATACAGCTCAGACCTTGGCCGTCAAAATGCTTATCAGCGCCAGTTAAAAGAGCGCGACGAAGAGATTGCAAAATTACGGTCGGCTCAGTCGACCAACCCCGGCATTGATGATGCCACCTGGGGAACCATCAAGCAGGATTATCCAGATATTGCAGAGGGTGTTGCGGCGTTTTACGAAACGCAAGCGCACAGACACCAAGCTGAAATTGATGCGCTTAAAGCGCAGTTAGCTCCGATCCAGGGTCAACTGCATGAGTCTTATGTAGCGCAACAGTACCAAATGCTTGCTCAAGAGCATCCAGATTGGAACGAGGTTGCCGCCTCACAGAAATTCAAAGACTGGGTTTCTATGCAGCCGCAAAACGTCCAAGAAATGATGAGCAGCGAACAAGCTGGTGACGCGGCATATTTGCTCCGCGTTTACAAAAATGAGACATCGGATGCCGCCGCGCAAACGATCTCAAGCCTGAAGCAGCGACGAGAGAAGCAGCTTCGACAAGGACAGAACGTCCCATCCAGGGGCGGTCGTTCTCAGCAAGTAATGCCGCCAGATGATGATTTTGAGGCCGCGTTTGACTACTTCGTTGAGAAAGACGCTCGCCAGTTTTAGCCGGCGAGATTCCACGGACTAACACCAAAGCAAGTGACGTAGAGCAGTAAACGCCGCGAAAGCCGCGTGTCGCTGTAATCCCTCATTGGCTCGGTGATCGGTCGATTGAACTTTTAATTTGCCAATCAGTGAACCTTCAAGGGGAGAAAATTTATGGCAACTTCTACTTACGCCAGCATTTCGCAGCGTACTAACGCTTTCGCCGCGAAAGAAATGCTTGCCCACGCTGAGCCAATCTTGTGTTTGAGCAAGTTTGGCATGACCAAGCCTATGCCCAAGAACAAGGCGAACGTAATTAAGTTTCGTCGCCCTGTGCCTTTGGCTGTAGCTACCACGCCTTTGACGGAAGGCTCACCGCCTACTGCGAAGGCTATGACCTACGAAGATGTAACAGTCACTCTGAGCCAGTACGGTGATGTTGTTGAAATCACCGATGTTGTACATGACCTGGCAGAAGATCCGGTTCTGAAAGATGCCGCTATGATGTGTGGTGAGCAAGCTGCAGAAACGATCGAAACCCTTATGTGGGGTGTTTTGCAGGGTGGAACCAACGTCTTTTACGCAAACGGCGCAGCTCGTAACGCAGTAAACACTGCTATTACGTTGAACAAGCAACGCGCCATTACCCGCCAGCTCAAGGCCAATCGCGGAAAGAAAGTAACTTCTATGCTTGCTTCTTCTGTGAAGTACAACACTCAGCAAGTAGCGGCCGCATTTATTGCGTTTGCTCACACTGATCTTGAGTCAGACATCCGCGGCCTGGCCGGGTTTACCCCGACTGAGCAGTACGGATCTATGCAGGCTCTGCCTTACGAGATCGGCAAGGTTGAGGATGTTCGTTACATCCTGACGCCTGTACTGAGCTCTATCGCTGACGCTGGTGGCGCTGCTGGTGGCAACTTCGTTTCTACAACTGGTTCATCTGCGGATGTTTACCCCGTTGTCTACGTTGCGAAGGACGCATACGGCCACGTTGCTCTGAAGGGTGCAGAGGCTATGACTCCCACCATCATCAACCCCGGCCAGCTCGATAAGTCTGATCCCCTGGGTCAGAAGGGCATGGTTGGTTGGAAAACCTACCACAAGGCGTTCATCGCTAACCAGTCTTGGATGTGCCGACTGGAAGTGGCAGCGACCGCGCTCTAAGTAACGAAAAGCAGTAATCACAGGGGGCTTCGGCCCCCTTTTTTATGGGGCTGGCAGGCAGGCAAGACGTTGCCACGCGAGGCGAGTATTCGCGCCTCAGTTAAGGCCGCACAAGGTACGTTGAGGGAATACCCATGCGCTTGTGTCAGCCCCGCCTTTTTTAAGCCGCCTACGGGCCGCAGGAGATCAGTATGTCTGAAGTCAATCTATACAACCTAAGTGTTGAGGAACTGAAAGAGCAAGCAAGAATTCTTGGCATTGTCATTCGCGGCAATCCCAGCGCAGATACTTTGAGAGATCGCATCCGTGCCGCAGTCAACATCGAGCCGGCAGAGGGATTTGAGCCTCGCGCAGAGGAAGCGCCCGACAGAAAGAAGGACTGGAAAACAGTGGTCATTTCTGAGGATGAAAGAGATCAGCAACCAGTTTTTGTCGGGGTAAATGGCAAGTCGTATTGGATCCGGAGAGGTGAGCCGGTAAAGGTTCCCCCGGAAGTAGTCAATGTTCTTCACGACGCAAAACAGGCTGTATGGAACGGCAAGGATGGAGTCACAAAGATGGTTCCAACCTATCCATTTCGCGTAGAGGGCTAGTATGAATTTTTTGGATCTTTGCCAGAGATTAGTGCAAGAGACGGGCATTGCTGATGATGGCCCGTCTACTGTTACTGGTCAGACTGGTGATATGGGCCGGGTTGTTAATTGGATAAATGACGCCTGGCTAAAGATCCAATCAATGAGGGCGGACTGGAATTGGGCGTGGGGCACTGGCACAGCGACACTGACTGCTGGCACCTACACTATTACGCTGCCCTCCACAGTAGAAACGATTAAGCGCGTGTCTCTCGGGCAGTCATATCTTCAGTCTGAGGACTACAACGATTTTGCCGATGCGTACCGCAAGATCCAGGATGGCGATCCGTCTATCTGGTCTATCCGGCCAGATGGCGTATTGGTTTTTAACGCCAAGCCTACTGAAAACAAAACTGTCACATACGAGTCATTCGCCACGCCATCGAAAATGGTTGCGACGACTGACGCCCCGGCCTTGCCCGATCGATACCATATGCTGATCGTTTACGAGGCATTGCGGTCATACGCTCAGTTTGACGAAGCGCCAGAGCTGGAAAAGCGGGCGTTTCTGTATTTCGAGGAGATGCTTGCAGACTTGGAGCGAGATCAGCTTGCTCGAATAGTCGCGCCAGAGGCGCTTGCGTGAGCATACAGCTTGAGTATTTCCCGGCGGTAGGGGGGTTGAACCAAGAGGCACCACCTCTCTCCTTGAAGCCTGGTGAGCTTGTAGACGTTGCAAACTATGAGTGCCTGCCAAATGGCGGGTATCGTCGCATTTTTGGCTATACGTTGTATGACGGCCAAACCACGGCGTCACAGGCGGTTCCCGGGACTGGCCCGGTCAAGGGTGTGCATATTTATCAGGGCGATGTTTATGCGATCCGCGAGGATGGCACAAACGCTCGGATGTACAAGGCAACCAGCAGTGGCTGGTCTGAGGTTAATTCGGCAAAAACGTGGTCGTTGAATGGCACGTTTAGGTTTGCGAACTATAACTTCCAAGGCCAAGACGCCAGCCAGAAGATGTATATCGTCAATGGCATTGACCAGGCTACTGAGTTTGATGGCGTGACGTTTACGTTAATCTCAACTGGTGCTACTCAGGACAACCCATCGCTTGTAGTGGGATACAAAAAGCATTTAGTGCTGGGCATTCAGTCCTCTTTGCACATTTCCGAGATTGGCAATCCGGGCGGTTACACGGTGGGCGGCGGCGCGGCTGAAATTGCTGTTGGCGACACGCTGACCAACCTCAAAGAACACTCGAGTGCTTTGATTGTTGGCTGCGAGGATTCAACCAAAACGCTTTACGGATCGTCCTCGCTGGATTGGCAGCTTGATGATTTAAACAAAGCCGGCACATACAGCGGCACAATGCAGTCGATTGGCGGCCAGGTTATTGGCCTTGACCGCCAGGGCTTGATGAGCCTTGCGGCGGCACAGCAGTACGGCAACTTTGCGTATGCCTCAATTTCTGGAAAAGTCAAAACGCTGATTAAGGATTACTCCGAAACGTCAGTGAGCGTTCTGAACCGAGCGAACGGTCAGTACCGATTGTTTCATGGCAAAGACGGCCTGTATTTCGCCTTCAATGGCCCGGAGCTGATTGGCGTAACCAAGACGCGATTTCCGCATCAAGTGAAGTGTGCGGCATCTGCTATTGATGAAACTGAAACAGAGATCAGTTTTTTTGGTGATGAGTCCGGGAACGTCTACAAGATGGATACCGGGTACAACTTTGGCGGCACAGCGATCTACGCCTTTGTGCTCACGAATTTTACGGCGTACCAGGGCCCGACATTGCGTAAGCGGTTCCGTTTGGTACAGCCCGATATACGGGTAGAGGGACAGCCGATACGGGTAGGAATCCGGGCCACGACAGAGTATGGCCTGGGGGAAGCCTCGAGAGGACTGTCATCGCTTTTGTATACCGCCCCCGGCTCTTTGTACGACATTTCTGAGTGGGATGAATTTTCCTGGGGCTCTGCATATTCCAATGACGCGAAGGTACGGGTGTCCGTTACCGGCGCGAATATGGGCGTTTACATCGCCACAGACGGTACAGAAAACGCTGTTCACACACTGCACGGTGTAACCCTGCATTACTCCCCCAGGAGGCTTTTACGGTGACAAACAACTACGTCCCGACAGTTTCGGATCTATTGCCAGGAGAGCTGGCAAGATCAGCGGATATCAATACTCGCTACGGCCATGTAGTTTCTGGCTTTGACAAATTGCCGGCACCTTTAGCAGTGGGCCAAGGTTTTTCGGATCCTGTCCCGGTTGGGGCACCTACTTCTAACGACCATGCAGTAACCAAGCTGTATGCTGATACGACTGTTACTGCAAGCGCAATAGCGGCGGCAGTCCCTGCGGCTGAAACTGCGGCTCTTGCGGCGGTAGCTCCAGAAGTAACAAATGCGGCGACGAGCGCCACTAATGCCGCAAACAGCGCTACCGCTGCGGCAGGCAGTGCTACGACTGCAAGCAATCATGTTACGACCGCGCTAGGACACGCAAATGCTGCGGCGACCAGTGCGACTAACTCTGCGAATTCTGCGAGTGCGGCCGCGACTACGCTGAGCGACTTCCAAGCCAAGTACCTGGGTGCCTTTGCAAGCGCACCGTCTACGTCAGGGGTTGCAGAGGGTGCGATCTACTGGAACAGCACCTTAAACCAACTGTATGTGCTGGATTCTGGCTCATGGAATCAGGCCGCGTTCAATGTAGCCGGCGCTGTATTAGCGGCAAACAATCTGAGCGACCTGTCCAATATCGCCACGGCGCGCACGAACCTGGGGTTAGCTATCGGAACTGATGTTCTGGCCCACGATGCGAATTTGCAGGCGTTTGTCACTGCGCTAAATCTGCCTACCGCTGACGGAACTCCCGGCCAGGTAGTCATTACGGACGGTGCCGGGCAGTTAGGCTTCAGCACGATTTCTGGCGGATCCTCAGATGGCAGCGCTGTTGGCGGCGGAGCACAGGCTTATCAGGTGCTGACCACGCCGGAAGGCGCTTTTGTATTCAAAGAGACTTACAGCATTACTCCTGCGACGCTGACCGTTACAGGCACTTACCAGGGCTTTACCAGTGCGAATACCACGCTTCATGTGTCAGATGTTCCTGCGATCGCAAAGGATGGCAGTTACATAGATGAGTCGGAATCGGTTACTTCCGGCCATGTTTTTTATCAGATCCTGCACATCGCAGATGCGGCTACTTACACGGTTACAGCGAGTGGCACGGTGCAAGGCGTTGATGCCGCTCCTGCTCTGGGCGCGTCATCTGATGCCGTTCGCTCAAGCGGTGAGCTCATTTACTTCGGACTTATATAGAGGTTTAGCCAATGGCTTCACGAACATCCACGATTTTGCAGGCAAAAAGGGGTGCTCTTTTACACACCAATACCAGCACTAGCGCGCAATTGATTAGTGTCAATGCCGTTTCAAACACCACAACGCTCAATCCAAAATTTTCAATGCTGGTACACAATGCAAATAACGCCCAGCTAAATTTTCCTGAAAAGAAATACAGCATGGTGTGGACAGACCGCACGATTGATATCGACATACCCAACAAGGGGGCTACGGTTGTTCAGAATACACAGAATGGCTTTACTTACTTAGGCTCGGGGGGAACCCCTTTTGAAACCACTGTCGCCAACACCCGCTGGTCTTGCCGATTTCAAACCTATGATCCCTGGATGCTTCAGAAGCCTTCAGAGTATGGCAATGCAAGTGACATTATTTGCGGCTTTGGTCACGTTTATCAGCAGCAGGCGAATTACATTACTAATGTATTAGATAGCAAATCGAATTTTGCTCAGTATTTTGCATATTCCGGCAATAACGCTGATCGGAATTTTGGTGCCAGCCTCAGTTACTATGATCGTGGGATTGTCATTGACCAACACACTGGCGCGTTTTTAGGCTACAACTCTCAGAATTATGCCTCTGCCGGGATGTTTATCGTTGGTGGAGGCACCCACTCAACTGCAAACCGTAGTAGCGACAGCGGTATTTATAACGCCCAGGGCGGCTCTCAAGACGCAGTAACCTATTCCTCAAATTCTTATACAAAACCACATATGGTGGCTGACGGTGGCTTAATTTGCGTAAGCGGTTGGAGAAATGCCTCTACAGATTTTCTTTGTATGTTTCCTTTCGGGCGGGGCGAGTGGGGCGGAACCCTCCCGGCAGATAAAACGGCCTTTGTTAACACCTCCAGTGGCGCGCAGTTTCTCGGGACCCCCGCTAACTTCAGTTACAGCAGCTATTCGACCTGGATGCAAACAGCTACCAATTCGTTCGAGTGGATGAAGTACAACAAAACGACGGATAGATATTATTTCTGTTTTTCTACAGGAACTGCCGATGAGGCTGGCATTTGGGAGGTTGAATGGGGGAAATTTTCTAGCTCTGCAGTAGCTACCTGGGGAGATTCAGGATCTGGGCCCGTAAGTAACTCGCTTGCAAACCCCAACATAGCTCAGTTTTCAAAGTGGAAAAAGGTGGCCGAATTTCCCGCGGGCGTTGCCAAAATGACGATACCCGCAAAGGTGGGCTCGTCTTTGTGGGTTTCGTATAGTGTTGGCGGCAATTACGCCGGAACCGCCCCACTGTTTTCTACTGACTTAAAGACCTGGAAATCGGCCTCAGAATTTATTGATGGCAGTTATGTTTTCCAGGCCAACACTACCGACTCTCCCGAAAAAGAATATTTCGTAAACAGTGCCACAGGAGAGGTTGTTGAGGTGGTTACTGGATTTGCAAATATTGTCCAATCGGGACTGCTCGAGAAAGAGACAGCAGTTGGGAACTACACCCGCAACGGATTGATTATTAACTCCGGCGATTCTGTCTATGCAGAAAATTTAGATGCCGCCGCAGATATTTCTATCACCATTACTGAGGTGGCTATCTAAATGAGCAGAGCTATACGACTCAATAGCGCTGCGGGTGGAATTGAGGCCAGTGTAGGCTCCAGTGGCCTGACATCCTCTGACGTTAAAACTCTCATAGCGCAAAACAGCGAGTGGGTTTTGGATACTCAAACTAGATACTCATCCGCGCAGTCTTATCCTTTTACGATTATTCCCAGCGTTGATTTTGACAACGTGCAAGCCTACCGCGTGATTATGAAAAACTGGGGGGGCAGTTCCCAGGGTTACTGCTACCTCAACATTCAGAAAGGCTTATCCGGTATAAGCGGCACAACCCAGTGGCAATATCAAATCTACAGAGATTCTGCGTCTCCCTACGTTAGTAGCAATACAAGTTTTTCCGGCAGTGATCTTCAGCTTTCAGCGGGGCAAACCGACGCTATCGAAGGCTCAAACTGGCGCGAAATGACCATTTGGATCAATAAATTAAACGCACCAAATAACGGCCGTAGGCAGTTTAGCGTTCGCCATGAAAATGGAATCCCTGCTGCCTCGGGCTATCAAACTTTTAGAAAAGTCACGGATCACCATCTGGTTGCGGCTGCAGATTTCGATGCGTTTGGTATTGGCTTTACAGGATCAGCCTCCGCCAGCCCATCGTCACTTTACGGAGATAGCAATATCTACGTTTACAAAAAACTTCGCGTCCCCGCGAGCTAATTTCAACATAGGAACTAACCATGTCTAAGATTATTGTAGATCAGATTCAGAAGAATGGCGGGGACGTACTGACTCTGCCCGCTACTGATGCCACAGCAAACAACCAGGCGCTTGTCGGGTCAACTACCGGGGCGCTTACATTTTCGCCTTTGGCGTTGCCTGCGTCTGATGGCGCTGCAAACAAGCCTGTTACAACCGATGGTGCCGGACAGCTTCAATTTGGCGGATTCGCCCTGCCCACAGGAGCCGGAAATAACGGCCAGGTATTAACAACCAATGGCACTGCCGCGTCATGGGCAAGCGCCTCACCAGGATTGCCAGTCGACAGTAATTCATCCTTACTTATCGGGACGGTTGAAACCCAAACTGCTCGCGGCAACACCTACTCCAGTGGAGGCTGGTCTAGCACTGACTCGAATGGCAATAACTATTCACCGGAAAACGCTTTCAACAACACCAATGACGATGTTACCTGGAATTTGTTTTTGGGAGATGGCGACCCCCATCTGACCACAGGCACTAAAATGTTTGCCAACAACTACTTTGGATCTAATGTGAGGGTAGCTGTTTTTGCTCACAACAATCGCGTGGGCAACTGGTATAAGCACTACGAATATAACCAAAACTCAACCAGCTATGGCGGTCATACCTTTAGGGTTTTGCCAATCAGAAACAGTAGCAATGCTGCTATTAACGTCACAGTTAAAGCTAAATGCTCGAGTTACACAAGTAATCAGGGCACCGCCATTGGTTATTACACTCCTTCTGGCTCTGGAACTTTGTATTCGCAGCAGACGGGTGGATCTTGGACGTCGCTGAGCGTTTACTCTTCTAATAATGTTGACTACGACCACGGAGCCCAAACCGTGCCGGTGCCTGCTAACACCACGGTGCTGGTAATGCTGGTATCTACTCACTCTTACCAGACAACCTACAAATTCCCGGACACCAACCAGTTTTACGATTTGGCTACGACCTTTTCTGATTCAAGCATTTTTTGCGATATCAGGATCCTTTCTGCATTGCAGACTGCGCGATGTGTCACTGCAGCAGATAGCGTGAACTACCCCTACACCATTTACACCGCGGCCGCGGCTTTATACGGAGATCGATAATGGCTGTTTCATTTGCACAATTTGATAAGTCTGGGGCTTGCGTTGCAATGTCTGCAACCACGCGAGACGACTTCGAGAGAGTCGAGTTTGCCGTGGGCGACCAGATTAAAAAGAACTCGGATGGTGACGTTGTTGCCTTGACTGATGATGAGATCGCGGCGATTCAATCCGCTGCTTTCTCTGACTTCGGTGAGATACATAACCGCAACCTCCGCAATCAGTTTCTTGACGAGTCTGACTGGGTTGTTGTTAAGGCAATGGAAGAGGGCGGCGTTGTTGATGCTGACTGGGCCACTTACCGTCAGGCGCTTAGGGATCTACCTACCCACGCAAACTGGCCTTTACTAGAGGGTGCTGACTGGCCGACACAGCCGGCATAAATCCTTCCCCCACTCTAGCGTCTTGTAAAGGAGCAGATAATGCCGACAACCGGAATGTCCTTCATGGGCAGGCGTGGCGGTGCCCGCAGGATAGATGATGAAAAGCTGGAGCTTCCAGCACAAACGCCTGTCGCACCCGGCACATCCATGCCTGCTGGCTTGCTTAATAGTGGTATGTCATCGCCCAGGGCATTTGTCTCGGCTAACGGTGAGCCGTCTGCGGCACCAAGCCCGCAAGATTTTGTCAATCAGGCTTATCAAAACCTGTTAGGCCGGGCCCCGGACGCTGGTGGGGCTGAATACTGGACTGGCTTGCTCCAAGGCGGTGCGTCAATGGCTGACATTGGCAAGGCAATCGCTAACTCTCCAGAGGCTATTGCATACCGTGAAAGCCAGTTCGGCCAGCCTGGGGAGACATCTGCGGCCCCTACCCCACAAGCAAGTTCCGGCGCAGCTAATGCGTTTAACGCTCAGCTAGCTTCCGCGCAAAACCAAACCGCGCAAACCGCGCAAACCGCACAAACCGCACAAACCGCACAAACTGCCGAAAATGCTCAAACTAATCAGCAAGCAACTCAAACAGCTTCCGGCGCAACCAGTGCTTTCAACAATCAGATTGCCGCCGTACAAAACCAAACTGCGGCTTCTGAAACGGCAGTAGCGGATGTAGCGGATGGTTCTGCTGGCGCTGGATCTGATGCTGTTGGGGCGTATGAGCTTTCATCTCAAGTCGCTAGATTCTATCAGCAGTATCTGGGGAGAGCGCCACAGCAAGAATATTTAGATCAGTGGGTTGCATCTATTGCAAACGGTAGTGCAACGCTGGGTGACGTTGAGCAGGCGATCGCTAACTCTCAAGAGGCGCAACAACTTGCACAGGCTGGAAGTGACGGTGTAACAGCAGATGAGGTTCAAGGTCTTTATCAGTCGCTTCTTGGTAGGGACGGAGCAGATGGGTTTGTCCAGGGCTGGGTTGATTCCGGGATGTCGCTCGCAGAAATCGAGCAAGCGATTAGGCAGTCGCCTGAGTTTTTGGGCGCGCAAAATGGCGGTCAAGATAGTTCAGGCGGCGATGACTCCGAAACATATGTTTCAACGGATGGGCTGACTTACAACATCAATACGCTGTACGCGATTGCTGATGGCCTGAAGAGCAATCTGTTGACCGCGCAAGAGGCGGCGGGCGTCATTGGCGTGACCGTGGAGCAGTTAATTACCGCCCTGGGGCCATTAGATCAAGCAGCGGCTGAAATTGCTGGTGCAGGCGATACGACAGGCGAAACCGGAGCTGGCGGTGATTTTGATGAAGCAACTGCCACAGATCAGATTAAAGGTTTCTACCAGAGCTTTTTGGGCAGGGATCCTGCGCCAGAGTTTTTAAATCTTTGGCTGGACGAGATGAGGAATGGCGCGACTATTGAAGAAATACGCGCCGGAGTAACTAACTCCCCAGAATATGAGGCGATTGCGACAGACGCCATCACTGGCTTTTATCAACAGCACCTTGGCAGACAGCCAGCTCCTGACGGTCTTAATACCTGGCTGAACCAAGCTAGAGCAGGAGTTAGCCTAGAAGAAATTAGGCAGAGCATTATTGATTCGCCAGAGGGTCAGGCTTACCTAAATTCTCAAAACAATGGCGGCACTGATAATACTGGCAATACAGGCGATACTGGCAATACAGGCGATACTGGCAACACAGGCGATACTGGCAACACAGGCGACTCCGGTAACAACGGTGATACTGCTACGCCGGATCTAACCCCATCGCAAACTACAGCACAGCAAGCAGTCGATCAAACTGAAACGTATGTTCCGACCACCGTAGATGATAGCGGCCAAGCTGAAGCAGTTTCTGCAGAAGTTGCCCAGAGAACGGTTACCGATGACGAGCTGGTGGAAAGAAGGCTTGAAGCCTTGCTCGAAAGTGATAACCCGCTGTTAGCAAGAGCCCGTACCCGCGGGATGCAAATGGCTAATGCCAGGGGATTGCTTAATTCATCTATAGCAGGCCAGGCGGCTGAAGAGGCCGTTTACAGCCAGGCTTTACAGATCGCACAGCAAGATGCTGACACTTTCCGGCAGGCGGCATCCCAGAATGTGAACGCTCAGAATCAAGCTAATTTGCAGGATGCGTCTCTTGGCACCAACGTCAATATCTTCAATGTTGGCGAGCAAAACGTCACCAATCGCTTCAATGCTGAGTCTGTAAACGAAGCCGGTCAGTTCAATGCGAACCAGGCAAACATTGCTCTGCAGAATTTCTTGCAACGTGAAAACGCACGAATCATGCAAGAAGATGACCAGATGTTTACTGCCGAGCAAAACGCGGCAGATCGGATTCTCAGAGAGGTATTGCAATCGCGTCAATTTGATTTCCAAAGCTCAGAAAATGCTTTGGACAGAGAATTGCAAAGTGCGTTGCAGGCCAATCAGTTCGCGTTCACTGGCAGTGAGAATCAGCTTGACCGAACATTGCAGACAGACCTACAGCGAAATCAGTTTGGTTTCCAAGGCACTCAAAATCAGCTTGACAGGCAATTCCAAAGCTCCGAAAGAGCGCTTGACCGAGCCTTGCAAGTGTCTCTGCAGGATGATTCCCAGGCGTTCCAGCAGTTTATGCAGGATAACCAGAACGCATTTGCCGCAAGCGAGAACGCGGCAGATCGCGCCTTCAATGAGTTAATGCAAAACGACCAGCAGGCATTTTTGCAGTATATGCAGACAAACGAGCAAGATTGGAGAGCAACGGAAAATGCCCTTCAGCGAGATTTCCAGTATTACTCAATCAATGCACAAGCTGCCTCAAGCGTTATGTATTCAACAATGGAATCTATCGCGTCAATTTATGCTGATCCTAATTTAACTTCCGCTCAAAAAACTGCGGCGACCACCAACGTCTTGAACGTAGCGACATCAATGCCACAGCTATTAGGCACAATCGCTTCAAACTTGCCGCCACCTGGACAAGACTCCGAAACGGACACTCAGGATCCAAACTCCGATACAAACACTTCGGGGGATAGCACTAACAATGGGACTGGAACTAATACAAATGCGGGCGGGAATAACCAGACTTGGGATCCAACCGGCACTGGATCTAACGCCGCCGGGTATACCCCTGTTGCCAACACAAACGGCTCACTCTTTATTGGCCCGGATGGGCGCTATTACCGCCTAGAGAACGGTCAATATGTACCGATCAACCTTCCAGGTGGAGTCCCATAAGGGCTGAATGATAAGAGCCGCTACGCTGGCTGATGTGCCGGCGATTGTAGACATCGCAGTAGAGTCGGTTTCTCAAAATCCACTCCCAGTCCGAATCTGCCGTGATTCGATGGCAGAGACAGCTAGAGAGGCTATTGCCGGAAACCAGCATTTTGTCTGGGTTTCTGAGATCGACGGTGAAGTGGTGGCCGCAGTTGG